TACCAATAATAAACCCATCGATCACGGGCTCAAGTGTAGTAAAGGTAGTGCGCCATTTATTCGGTGTAACGCTGTGTGCCACGCCAAATACTTGAAGTGTTTTTGTCAGAGTCGAGCTACCCGGCTGATTTGTCGTGATCGTTACAGGATCAAAGAAATCAAGATCAAGCGCGGCTACGATGCCATTGGCATAGTTATCTGTGTAAAGGTCTAGCTCGATCGCATCGCATCTCACGCTGGTTTCGGCACGGCTTGCAACATACGCACGGGCATAGTCCAGGGCTTCTGCATCGGTCTGCATTAATAAGTCTTGTTGATTGTAAGTATGAGCAAAATATTTAGCCACACTAGCTGCGTTGGTGGCATTTTGAACCGTGCCACCAGTTCTAGTTATATTGGCCTGATTAAATACAAGGGTGTCATCAGTACGCCATATCGCATTGAAATAGCCAATGTCTGTGCCGTTATCGTTAAATACTGTAGGTGTACCGCCGATGCTGGCCGTAGTAACTAAACGGTCTTGAAAAGTCCACGAGCCAGATGCATCTACATATATAGCACCGTATTCGCTATTTGTGGCTGTCTGTAAAGCTGCTAGGGCTGTACGCGCTGTGCCAGGATCGTTCTGCAGTTGCGTAAGCCCGGCATCTACGTCACGCATGGACGCTGGCCAGTCAATTTCATCAAGTATCTCGTTAATGCGTGTACCACTAAGGTCGCCAGCGGTTGCACCTGTAACGGTACTGATCTGGGCATTTTGAGCCAGTCTTAGGGCATCTACGGCTTGGATAACTGTATAAACTACATCGGTAGCGTTTTTAGGCGTAGTGGTCGTATAGCTGGTAATAAATCCCGAAAACATTGGGTAGGTAATGCCATTATAGGTAGCTGATATAGATACTTTACGCATTGGGTCTAAAAGGCCAAAGTAGGGGCTGCTAGGGTTTTGGCTGTTGAAATTGCCGTTCTGGTCAACGATGCGCAAAGTCATTGTGCCAGTCTGGAATTCATCGGCTTGCGGATTGCGGCCGCGCTTAATGCTTACGCTATCTACTACATCGCTAACATCTACGATAACCGCAGCTGAGTCTGCCAATACGTTAGTACCAAATATGCCTTCACCGATAATAAATGCCTGTGCAAAACTAGGGCCTGTAGAAAAGTTAATAACCGCGTTAATAACTGGAATTGTCATTTGATTAAGAACCCTGCAGGTGTTCGGGGCATACCTGTTCTTTCAGCATTTAGTAATGCATCGTTTACCTTTTCGGTAAAGTCATCACCATCTAATACGTTGCCTTCGATATTGATAGTAATTTGTGTGTTACCACTATCGACATTTCTATCTCTGCTCTGACTAGGATTAAAAGTCATACCAGCACCAGATGAAGTATTAGTAGTTGCTGCAGCTAAGGCACCGGCAGCGGCGGCAGCAGCGGTTTGGGCGGCAACTTTGGCATCATAATTACGATCTTGATTTTGCGCAGGATTGTATGTAACGCCATCACCGCCAAGGCTGGCGGCAGCGGCAGCAGCAGCGACAGCAGCAGCAGCGGCAAGTTTAGCTGCGGCAGCATCGGCGGCAGCTTTGTCTGCAGCGGCTTTTTCGGCAGCACCGCTAAGTATAGCTGCAGCTTCGGCGGCAGCTTTGTCTGCAGCGGCTTTGGCAGCGGCGGCAGCAGCGGCAGCAGCAGCAGCGGCTTGATCATAATTGCGATCTTTATTTTGATTAGGATTCAAATTAATACCAGGAACTAAGCCTGGAACATCGCCTATGCCTTTGCCAAATTTGCCAAGCTCTATTAAGGCTAAAGATAAACTGCCTGCCCATGTAGCAAACGGATCTTTAGTTTGACCGATTGCTAAAAGATCAGCAGCAATTTTGGCATTTTTTGCCTGAATTTGCTCTAATTTTTTAGCTAATGCCTCGGCCTTATCTGCGTTTTCATCCTCGATAGCCTGCATAAGTAGTAGGCGTACTTTTTCTTCTTCAGTTATCTTGCCCTTTAGCGCAGCCGCTATTTGAATTTTTTGTAGATCGAATACGGCAGCAGCTTTATCTAGTTTTGCTTTATTGGCAGCTGCTAATTTGTCGGCTCTAATTTTTGCATTGGCGGCCGCTTTTTCTGCTGCAATCTTAGCCGCAGCGGCTTTTTTAGCAGCATCTGCCGCTAGTTTGTCTGCCCGTTGAGTATCCTGGCTAGAAATAGTCATAGGTGTGGTAAAGCCAGTACCCATTTTAATTCTTAATGCTTCAGCTACTGTGTTTTTATTACTAAAAAAACTTAAATCACTAAATAAAGTTTGTACTACTTTTATAAATTTAGCAGTTTCTTTAACACCGCCTGCCATCGCATCAGAAATTTTTTCAATGGCTGATACCGTTGGATCTACGGTGCTGGAATTACTTAGAATTGCTAAAGCATCTACTAAACCTTTTCCGATAGTTTCTTTAGCATTGTTAGAGGCAACTGTTAATTTATCTAACGATCCTTGGTAACTGTTGGCAGCAGTAGTAGCTTGACCAGCAAATAATAAATTTAGTTTTTTCTGTATATCCTCAAAATTACCTGTAGCTAGTTCGGCCTTAGATATGCCTACGCCCAAACGGCCAATAGCCGCAGTCTGTCCTAGGTAGGCCTTCTGTAAACTTTGTGATACCTGAGTAACGCTTTTACCGGTACCAGCTGCAATATCTAAAGATAGGTTTAATAGTTCCTGAGATTTTGCTACGTCACCTGTAGCCCTGAGTAGCCTGTCCATGGCTGGGCGTAGTTCATCATCGAGTATGCCAGTCTGGGCTTCAAGTCGATTTATAAAACCATTAACTGTGCCAACATTTGCACCATAGGCAAGGCCAAGGTTTTTTAGTGTTACGCCTAAACTCTTAGCTGCGGCATCATCCTCGGCAAATGCTTTAACGCTGGCCTTGCTGTATGACACTAATTTCTGTATGGCGAATACGCCTAGAAATCCTTTAGCTAATTTTTTAACACTTTTATTTAAATTAACCGTAGATTTATCAGCTTTATCAAAGGCTTTTTTACCTGTAAATTCGGCGGCTATATCTATTCTTACGGATGGATCAACGGCCATTAGTTGTACCCCACAGCCGCGTTAAACTTATCCCTAGCCGATTCAATGGCCTTGATAACAGCTGCGTTAGTTTTGCCGTTATCTTCTGACCATGCGCGAAAGATTGCGCGGCCAGCCATCTTACCTTTACCTACTAAATTGCCTGGTAAACGTGGACTAAAATTTCCGCCCGGATTCTTACGCCCAGCAGTTTCATATATTGCACCAGACCGCGATGCATTTTGAATACGCGCTAAAGATCTAAACCCTGATCGATTTACCTTGCTAGGTGTAGTTTTATAACCTACGCCTTTTTTAGCGGCTCGTCCATCCCAATACCATCTAGCATTAGGCGATGCTTTACCCCACCCAGATAGCGGTGCATTAGATGGGATAAAGCCGCGAGCCTTAGCTGTAATTGGTTTTAATAATCCAGCCATTTCTTTCTGTGTTTCTTTAGCTAGATCAGGCGTAAACTTTTTTAGGGCTTTACGGAGATCAATGCCGCCTTTTACTGTTACTGGCATTTCTAATCTCCTTATTTCGATCTTTCATCGCTTGTATTAAAGCCTTAAACATCCTGCTATCTAGTTCTAGTAAATCATTAGGCGCGATACCCGTTTCTAAACTGATCCTTGCGACCAGGTAAGTAAACGAGTCACGCCCTATGCTTCCGGGTCATCGTCTAATACTTCGACCTTGGCAAGCATCTCTACGAACTCTGCGCCGAATAATGGGACTGTTACAGCTGCTCGCTTTAGACACTCCCAAGCCAACCAGAACACGTCGGATTGTTTGGAATCCTCTGCAAAGGCCTTGTGAAATCCTTTGCCTTTATACAATTCAAAGGCATATTCAATACCAGGCGTGATCTGGTGCTCACTTACCTCGCCTGTTGCCCTTGTTATTTTGAGTTTTGCCATTTTTTTGCCCTTTCGTAGTTAGGTTAGAACGCAACCGTTGGTGATACGGTTACAACGGAATTTACGGTAAATGAAAGGCTAGATGCCGCTTCATCGCCCACGCCGCCGTTACCAACAGGTGTTAGGTTATTTACTAAAATGCTAAATTGATATGAAGGGTTAGCAGCTGATACAACAGTACCTTTTACGGTAATCATTGAAACAGCAAGAGTTTGACCAGCTGCAGCGTTTAATGTCTGCATAACTTGTGATGCATCCCAGTCATTGAAAAAGTCCAATGAAAAATTTGCAGCTTGCAAACCGGCCACATACCGCCTCGAAAGATCGCCCATCGATGTGACCTCAAGCTCGTCAAATGTCTGCGTTAAAGTTACTGCCGATACCAAGCTAGAGATGTCAATGCTTGGTACTGTTGGCGCGGCCGCTGTGGCAAGTTTTACGCCAACCTTATTATTTAAATAAATTGCCATTTTGTTTATTCCTCGTCTGTTTTAGTAGTGGCTTTAGATGGTGCTGCGTTTTCTTTTACTTGGCCTACTTTAATAAGCCAAGCTAGATCAGTTTCGTTACTCATGGTTTAACTCCAGCTCGTTAGTATGGATATATTAAATTCGGCTGTTAATAGATCGCCGCTATCTGCATTTAATACGCCGGGCGCGCTAACGCTAGTTATATTAAATACAAGATTAGATGCAGCTAGTTTTGTATAAGCTGCAACAATAAAATCCTCAATGCCCTGCAGGTTTCCCTGGTTGTCGAACATGGGAACGGTTAGCAAAATCTTAAAATTAGCCAGCGGTGAAATAGTTATCTGGCTGTTATTGCTGGGTGTGAGATATGGATCGGCTGGGATTACCACGCAGCTGTTAGCCAGGATGGTTGCAGGTGGGTATGCGAATACCGACCATACGCCGTTATTGGTTAAAGCCGTTGCGATGGTGCTACGCAGGGTTGTAATAGCCGCCGTAGGCATTTATCCCACCATGCTATTCGGATTTATATAAGGGCTGAGCAATCCGCGAATTTTGCCGATCATGCTGTTACCCATGCGGTACGGGCTAGGGCTAAAACCATCGAGTCCTACGCCGCCAGTCTGGGATACCTGGCGAGCCTGCCAAATATCAACGGCCAAGATCATTGCAGCTTGGCGAACGCTTGCTGTATTTACGTATGTGGCTGTCTTTGTATCCTCGCCTGTAGCTGTGCCATAAGGCAATACACGGCGAAAATTTTGATTTGCTGCAACCTTGGCATATTGAATAAAGCTATAACCCTGTGGGTATTGGAAATAATTAAGCTGCAGATTAAACGCAGGCAAGATATTTCCCGTGCCTGTTGAAAATGGAATAGTGCCTGTAATTGTGTAAGTGCCGTTAAAGGTTGATCCAGCCCCGGCAATAGTTACCGACTCTGTGGCAGTAAATATGCCGGGGTTGGCGATCATTACGGTCGCAACGTTGCTTACTAATGCAGTCCCCACGACTGGCGCAGAATCAAACCAAAGGAAACTGTTGATTTGATCCTGAGCAGCTTGGCAACACTCCTCGACCGTACTATCTGAATAAAGAGTACCGATACCTAAATTGGCACGTAGCTCGGCTACGGTAACGTAACTAGCTGGCATCGGTACTCCTTACTTAGTAGGGGTCGGTAGGGCAAAGGGCTAATGCCCTACCGACTATTAGGGTTATTGTTTACGGTAGCTTTGCAAACTTAATAATACCGTTAGGCATTTTTGCAATAGTTGCCATGAAACCATAAATAGCGACCTGTACTTGTAGGTTGCTTACTACGTTTACAGACATGTAAGCCTGTGGGCTGCGATAAACAGTAAATGCTTCTGGTGCAAGGATTACAGCTGAGTTATCATCAAACGCAGTTTGTGTAAAGTTCTTATCTACATATAGATCAAGTCCTAGCACGTTGCCGCGAATTGATGAAGGTGCAACCTGGCCTGCTGCGTTCATTGGTTGAATTGCGTTGTAAATTGGGCGGCCAGTTGTATCAACAGCACCTAATAGTGCCTGGTACTGCGCTGGGTTTCCAATGTAGTTTTGTGCAAAGTAACCTGTGTTTTTGTAAACAGCAGATGCAGCTTCTGATGAGTAAGCAATAATGCCTGCGCTGTCGCCTGTTGTTGCAGTTCCAAATGTACCTGCAGCTTGTAATGCTGTTAGTGCAGCTGTATCAATAGCTGTTAAAAAAGCATTTTGTAGTTGCTGTGTAAGTTCATCATAAAAGCCAGGGTATCCAGCTCTTTCTAACAATTCTACGGATAGCGTATTCATGCCTGAATATTTTTGTACAGTTCCGCTTAGGTAAGAAGTTTCCATACCTGTATTTTGTACGTTGCCTGCTTCGGCCTCGACTGTTACAACAGGTGCTACGCCTGTACCGCCGCCTGCAGATGTGACAAGTGAAGGCACATTAATTGTCATACCAGTTGGTGGCAGAACGCCTTGGCTACAAGCATCAATAGTTGGTGTACCAAAACGTGTGTTAGTAACGAATTCGCTTAGGTATTGTGTTGGGTTAAAGCCTGGGTTAGTGCTGAAAGAATCATCTGCAGCTGTTACATACAACATTGAATCTTGGTTGCCTAAAGCAGCCTGAATTTTATGCTCTGTGTACTTGCCCATAGATGTAATTGGTGTGCGTACTGTTTGGCTGTCTAATACGGATGGGCGGATAATTGGGCGAGCTGCTTGAACTGGTGCAGCCTCGACTGGTTTTTCTGCCGGTACATCCGGTGTATCAATAGGGGCTGTAGTCACAGCTGCCTCGCTTTCGGTTTCGGTTTCGGTT